CAATAATTCCAGTACCAGAGCCACCTAAACCAGCAGCACTTTGTGTGGCAGCAATTCCAGAAGGTGAGCCAGCCCCAACCGTAGGTGCGCCAGCATTTAATCCGTATGCACTTGAGCTAGCAGCACCAGTAGCAGCAGCAGCATCAGCAGCTACACCAGCACCAATAGCGTCTGCACTTGTACCACCAGCAGCCAATGAATCAAAAAATGCTTGTTGACCAGCAGCAGAAGTAATTGCTGTATCTGCGCTAACTCCAGCAGCAGCAGCTATTTCAGGTGCAAAAGCTAACGCAGTACCACCAGCAGCTAACGCACCAACTGTATACCAACCACCAGGAATTTGATTTACTGCTTGGTCTATAGAAGCTAAACCACTACCAATAGCAGGGCCAGGGTCTATAGAAGCTAAAGCACCTAAAGCACCACCACCACTACCATCAGTACCTAATGCAGATGAGATAGAGTCTGTGATACCGCTAAAGCCACCACCACCGCCTCCAAAAGGGGTGCGCTTTAACTCAAAAGTCCAACCAGAGTGTTTGCTTTTAAACATAATTATAGGGTAAACGCACTTCCAGCAAAATTACCAGCAGTTGTAGGGTTAGTCCATAAACTTGTAGAATTTGCTGGTGAATTAAATAAACCAGTAAGTCCAGTATATGCACTATTTACTAAACCAGGGTTAGCTGCTAAACCTAAAATACCAGCAGAGCCTAAACCATATAGTCCAGCAGTCTGATTGGTAGCTTGTCCTAATGCAGCATTTTGCGCTGCAATATTAGCGTTAGTTTGAGTAGCCAAAGCACCTGTGTAATCAGGGCCAGCAACCGCAGCTTGTTGTGGTGCATTAATAAGGTTAGGTGTAGTCAAGTTTTTAATTTGACCAGCTTGTGTGCCTTGCAGCGCTTGAGCTTGCAAACCAGTATTCATACCTTGTACTTGGGCGCTTGTCAGTAAATCGTTTTGACCTTGCTGGAATGTACGCATAGCATTGTCATAAGCCTGTGTACCAGGGACAATTCCTTGATTAGCTAAAGCAGCTTTATTTGACTCTGCGGATTGCGCCATTTGTGGCTGTAAGCGTTGCATAATCGCATCGCTGTATGTTTGACCAGGATTAATGCCATAAGCAGGGTTATTAATACTTGCTTGTAATCCAGCTAAAGATGAATTTACAAGCCCTTGAGTTTGGTCAGTACCAGTTTGATTAGCAGTCCATGTAGGATTACCATTAGCATCTGTACCTTGTTGGTAGTTTAAGCCACCATAAAGCGTATTTTGATTAACTCGATTAGCTTGAGTAGCTTGTTGTGCGCCAGCAAGATTGCCTAAAGTTTGTGCTTGTGCTGCGCCAAAATAAGGGCTTGTTGTACCGCCATACGGATTAGCCGTATTGGTATTAGCGCCACTAGCGAATGTCGAACCTGCACCCATTACTATCTCCTTATGCCCATTTACAATATTCTGGGCGCATTTCTAGAATTACCAAATCCCCATCGTCATGTGCGTCAGGAATAAAAGCAACATCTTTGAAACCAAGGTGTCGGTCTAGTTTTAGGGCTTTTTTGTTACTCCCTGCAACTGTGCCAATTATAACCTTTAATTTCAATGTGTTAAACGGATAATCAAAGACCTTTTTAAGAAAGTCTTTGGTTGCCCAATGCTCACCTTCTGACCCAACATGAATCATGCAAGATTTACCATAAAAACCGCAAAATACCACTACTGCCCTAATTTCATCATTTAATACCTGACCGACATAATGTGCGTCAGGTGGAGTCGGAATCTTATGTTTAATAGCCCAGTCTTTAAGACTTTGCTGATTAATAAGAATCAAATGACACCACCTTTTTCCATAATATAGTCGGTACTAGCCCAATGTAATTCAATGTTTCTTGATGCCACATTAATGTTAATAGAGCCACTAAAACCTATTCCTGTGACACCTTGCCATACTTTAGTAGTAATAAGTCCACCACCCCAAACATTGCCATCCCAAGTTGATGTATCCCAAATACCTTCAGATTGTGTAGCAGGGTTAAACGAAACTGCGCCTAACTGTGATTGAGTGTCAAAATCTACGCTTAAACCACATAAAACGGCTGGTACGCCACCTGTAGATTGAAGTATGGGTCTTACCATCACAAAGCGTTTTAATTGACCTGGTGACTCAAAATAAGAATAAGCTGTTTGTGCAGTTGCAGAAATATTTGCGCCATTATCTGATAAAGAAGAGTACAAAGTACCTACAAAGCCATCACTACCAAAGTGCATATCAGCATCACCGGATACTTCCCAACAATAGCCTTGAATACCTGTAAATCTTGCCCATGCTTTAGTAATGGTGTGCATTACATACTGTTCCATACCTATATCGGTAGGAATAGACAAAATCAGCATATTTTCACTAGCAAAGTAGTTAATTTGCCAACCAAAGTTAGCATAGTAATTAGTAGTAGCTTGACTAATAGGGTAGAAAATCTTGTCTGTTAAGTTAATTCTTGGGTCTAGGCGGCTAGATTGTAAAGCAGAAGCAAGAGGCACTAAACCATCTTGAGTCAGTAAAAGTAAATCACCAGCCCATTTAAAGAAGCACCTACGACTAAAAGTTTGCCCTAATTGCCATACGCCTTTTAATGCCCATGTAGCGATTGTAGTAGGGTCTGTGCCGTTATATACAATAACTTCGCCCATACTGGTTACAAACACAGCATAATCATCAGCACCTTGACCAGCATCTAATGTCCAAGTACCCATTGCTTGCAAATAACCACCATTTCGTGCAATTCCACCGAAATAAAGAGGAGAAGCAACGCCAGCAATAGAATTTACATCTAAAAACCAACAAGCAAGAGTGTCTTTTTGCGTGAAATATAGGCGATTTTTAAACAGGTTTACATTGATAAATGTTGATGAATCTGCGCCTGTAATGCCTAAAACTGTGTATGTACCAACTACTGTAGCGTTAGCAGCAGGCGTTGTTGCCATAGTGTAAGTAAAGGTATTTGCGCCTGTTACTGTAATGACATAAGAGCCGTTATAAGCTGCTTCAGTAGCGCCAGAAATAGTAACATAATTGTTACTAACTAAACCATGTGGCGCAGAAGTCGTTAATGTTGCTACATTACCTATATGGGTAATTGTGCTAATTGTTTGCGCTGTACTTGTCGTGGCAATAAAAAACCAAGAAGTACCATTAAAGACCATTACAGGGTCAACACCATTACAAGCTACTAAAAATGACCCTGCGCTATTAGTAATGTTGACAAATTGCAGTTTATCGCTAGTAATACCTGTAAAATAAGACACCGCAGTAGCAGGTTTACAGTCATAAATAGTGTTTCCACACGCACCAAATAGCTTATAACCGCTATTAGTAGGGTAATCCATTAGTGTATGGATTGGGGTATTTATTTTAATAGTATAAGCACCCACTACAGTAGCATTAGTAGCTGGTACAGAAAGCATTGTGTAAGTAAAGGTTGATGCACCTGTTACTTTAATCATAAATACTCCGTTGTAGTCGCTTGGAGTAGCGCCAGAAACAGAAATATATTCGTTATCTATTAAACCATGTGCTGTAGCAGTTGTAACCGTTGCTGTCACACCTGAGTGTGTAATGCTTGAAATTGTTTTAGCGCCAGTAGAAGTAGTAACAATAGATACTTGGGTATAACCTTTACGCAATGTCACATCGCTAGGCGTAGGATAAAAGTTAACCATTTGTACTGCATCTGTAGGGGGCATCTCAGCAAGAGAATCCCTACCATTCCAACCACCAATAGGTGCAGGAATAGAAGCAGTAGTAGCAGAGTTTTGTTTAGGTCGCTGTAATAGCATGTTATAATATCCCCATATCAATGTTAAGGGAATAATTATGGAACAATGGCTTGATGTAATTGGTTTTGAGGGTATTTATGAAGTTTCTAATCATGGTAATGTGCGTTCCTCAAACACCAAACAACTTAAAAAAATTACTTTTGCCAAAAAAGATGGCAGACCATTTCTTAATCTTTGGAAACAAAACCAACAAAAAGTTGTAAGACCACATAGATTGGTTCTTGAGGCTTTTGTAGGAAAATGTCCAAAAGAAATGGAAGGTTGTCATAACGATGGAAACCATCAAAACAATCACATTTCTAACCTTCGTTGGGACACACCAAAAAACAATCATGCAGATAAAGTTAAGCACAATACTAGCAATAGTGGTGAACGCTGTAATTGGGCTAAATTGACCAAAGAACAAGTTATTGCCATTCGTAGCGACAACAGACTTCAACGCATTATTGCGGAAGAATATGGCGTTAAACAAAATCAAATAAGTCGAATTAAAAGTGGCGTAAGATGGGTGCATGATTAACTGCCGTACCCCGTGTCTGGAATATTAGCGTAACCAATAAGCACTCTACTTGGTTGTGGCGCAAAAGATAAGTTAGGCGCACCTTTATCGTTAGCTTTAGCAACTGATAAATAGCGTTGATAATCTTGAGAAACGACTGTTGTATCAAAGCCTTTAATGCCCCAATACTTCATTTTGGTCAACAAAACCATAATACGGTCATCTAAAACTGTAGTATCTGAGTCAGCAGTAAAGCTATTTTTTACTGTATTATCTGCGGCTCTTGCCCAACCTTTTGACCTATATTCCCATCCCAAGTATTCTTGGGTATTCATAATAGGCCATATACAGAATTGATTATCTAAGATACGCCAGCGTACTCGTGGGCCTGTAGAGATATAACCAGACTTTAGCCATTGCCATTGTTGTGCATCTTCAGCGCCCAACATTTCCCAATGTTTCGATTTATCCCACATAGTGCGGTTTGTAATCGTTTCAAAGTCATCAGGAAGGTCATAAGCAGTCTGAGCGCATACTACTGACTGTACGCCATTGCCTGTAGCAAATTGACTCATTACAACAACTTTAGTCGTGTTATTAGCACTTACAACATAAGTATCTTGAGGAATGTTATAGCCTGATAATTGCCATTGGCTTGTAACATTGCTTAAATCTGTGCCAGCCTCAAAAGTTAATGTAGCAGAACCATTAACAGTTGTGGCATTGGCGGTAAAAGATTGCGTATAAAAACGATACTGCACCTGGAGTGCTTGCCAATCATATTCTTTTAGCAAGTCATAACCAGCACCATTCATCAAGGCTAAAATCTGTTGTACATCCTGAGAAGTGTTGCCGACAACAAAAGAAGGTACAGCCAAGTTTAACTCGGCTGCGGTCTGTTGCACCATTTGAAGCATCGTTTGGGACATATTAAGCCTCTACTACTTTCGGTTTGCGTGGTTTCTTTTCCGCAACAGCCGCAAGTAGCGCTTCCATTTGTTCCTGCATTTTGGATAGCTTCGCATCTGTTTCTGCGGTTATTTTAGCATTTTCTTCACGAAGTGCTTGCAATTCCGCTTCTCTATGTGCAACTTCAGCAGAATCAGTAGCTAAATTCAAGAAAGCCTTAGCTTTTAAGCGGAAATTATGAGGACTCATGCCAGCTACCATGCCA